TAGCACAATTCTCCGCTAGCTTTCCAAACACAGTTATATTAATAAAATCTGCTGTTGCTTTTCCTTGCGATACTGCTTGCTGCTTCTTTTCTCCAAATAAATCCTTGTCAACCGCTAAACTCATTTTTGTTACCGCCATTCCTGTAGCTGGTATAAATTTTAGTTCAGGGTCCTTGCATAACCTTCCAATAAGTACAACATTATTCATTGTTTTTCCTCCGAATGTTTTTCAGCTTCTTCTCGTGTTAAAAATACTGTTTTCCCAATATCTTCTTTTGTAAAAGTTGTATCCCATTCATTATCTGAATTGATATATGTATATTTCATACCAAATTCATTAATTTTAATTTCTTCAATATACCCATAATGCAGATTGTTACTTTTATCAATATAATAAACTGTATTTTCGTTGAATCTACAAAGTGGTTTAATTAATAACCCTTGTTCCTCTAAATCTTCCAAAGCAGTCAACCTTTGAACGCATTTCATGGAGTAATTTTCCCATGATTCCACTTTCGCGAATTGCCACTTTCGAGTTATTCTGTTTTCGTTATTACCTGCTGTTTGATAATAATTAAGCTTTTCGTATAATTCATCATTCTCTTTTTCGAGTTTATTAATTTCTTTCGGTTCTAGTCCTGTATCTTCGTAAGCACCAACCCTATTAATAATTTTACCAATATGTTTTTCGCATTTTAAACACGAAGCACATGCCATTTTTGTACATGTTGCGTCTAAGGCAATTATTCCATAAGAACCCTCATCGTATTTTTTAGTTAATCGTTCCATTTTCGTCCTCCACTCCAAAATCTTTTAAAGTTAATTCATGCTCCCACTCATGTTTACATTTATAACAAATGCATTTATACTTATGTACGCTCGGTTCAAGCCTTTCAAAGCGTATACGTTGGTTTTTGCATTCAGGACATTCAACCTCTGAATTTTCAAACAAGCCGCTTAATTCTTCGCCGCTATCATATTTCATTACGACAGGTTTGCATAATTCACATAAACAATAATCGTTGAAATTGCCTTCGAATGTTCCTGTTTCCCTATGGTACGTTTCGCCTATAAGAATCTTCTTACCGCAGTAAATACATTTATGTTCTTTTCTTGCTTTTTGGTATCTGCTGTTCCAGAAACTCATTCTTCTACCTCCTGAAAATTTCTTACAATCTTTTCACATCTAAAAGTATTTACTTCACAATCTTCTTCTTTATCACACTCATAGCAATAAATATCATTTAACCAATCTGATACTCCTGATTCATCAAATTCATTTTCATTAGTCTCACTGCAATACTCTTCAATCATTTTGTCGCACTCATTATGTAAGCACCTATCGAAAAAATCACCATCATATTTCCCTGCTTGTCTGTGATATTTTTCTCCTACTTCAATGTTATGGCCACATAACATACATCTGTGTATTTTTCTTGCTTTGTGAATTTCATCACTATAAAATTCCATCTCTATCCCCTTTTCATCTGAAATCTTAAATTTCCGTCCCGACCTAATCCGTCCATGAAATTTTTATACCTTTGATTTGCAATTTCACGTTCTTTTTTAAACTTCTTATAATCTTCGCAAGTATCGTGACAAGTTAATTTTCTTTCGGGGCAATTTATACATTTGTTCATAAGTTCCTCCTAAAATAAGCTTATTTGATTTTCGACTTCAATTACTGACTGACAATTCTTAACTGCTTGATTGAAATAACTCTCTTTTAATTCGATTCCTATAGCTCTACGTTTCATTTCTAACGCTTTATACGCTTCGCTTCCTATGCCTAGAAACGGTGTAAAAACTATATCCCCTGAATTGCTCCAAAGATTTATTGCTCTTTGAATAATTGGTAATTGCAAAGGGCAAATATGCCTTTCGTCTTTTTCTTCCCTTGCACTTCTAGCTTGCAATGTATCGCTTGGATTAATGTCCATCCATACAGGGCTTGCATATTGTTGCCATATATTGACAGGAAAACTCTCGTTTGTGTGTGTTACTCTTTCAGGATTATCGCCATGTTTTCTCATTGTTACTAAATAATCTGGTATACCTTGTCTGCTCATGCAACTATCTTTTTTAATTTGTTTATGAAGCAATCCTAATGCTTTTGTTCTTTGCATAGCTATAACAGGGTCTTTCCAAATAACAACTTCACTGTGATATATAAATCCTGCATCTTGGAATATTTTAATTAACATCCCTCTAAAATCTGTTATCCCTATATATCCATCACGCTCCTTTAATGTAGGTAGGTTCATACAGTGAAATGAAACTAATCTCCCATTCATCATAATTCTGTACAACTCATTAACTATAAATATAAAATGTTCATAAAATTCACTGTAAGTTCTGCAATTTCCTAAATCTCTATCGCTATTTGAATAAGTATAAAGACTTGCAAATGGTGGACTAAAAACACTGTAATGTATGCTGTTGTTAGGTATTTCTTTCATAATCTCACATGAATCACCATTATATAGTGACATTCTATCTGTTATAAATTGATTGTTTACTTTCATTAGCAAGCCTCCACTAACCATGTAGGAATTTTCATATCGACGCATGGTTTATATTCTGTTACATTTCTTGTTGTATTTTTTATCTCATTTTTAAGTATCTCGGAAGTTAAAGCAACCATATTCCTTGACATTTGCTCCGCTTGTTCTTCTTTCCTTTTAACATTTGCAAGAACACTTTCTTCTCTTTCTGATATAATTACATGAACATTTACTTCTTTAGTTTGACCGAATCTATAACATCTTCTAATTGCTTGGTAGAATCGTTCATAACTGTCTGATAATCCGCAAAATATCATGTTATTGCAATTCTGCCAGTTCATTCCGAATCCGCATATTTTCGCTTTGGTTACAAGAAACTTTACTTCTCCTGTTGCAAATCCCAACATTGCACTTTCTTTATGTTCAGGCTTGTCTGCTCCTGTTACCTCCACGGCTCCTACAATCAATTTTGATAGCATTTCGCTTTCGTTGTTATAGTCACACCATATTAAGCAATTATCCATTCCTTTAACCAATTCAACCGCCTTACCAACTCTATCATCAATACTTTCTTTTCTTGCTTCTCTTCTTTCGTCTAATGTTTGTGCTGGCATTACCACGAACATATCGCCATTATTAGGACTATCAACTATATGAGTAGTTATATTAAGTTTTGGTAATTTGTATTTGCTGCCGTCGTATCCTAAATCTTCTGGTGTTTTAACTACCATTGCCCAACTAGCCAACCATCTCCAAAATTCATTCTCTGCATGTCCTTTCAATCTCCATTTTGCAGTTTCACCGCCATCATGGATAAAAAATGTTGCAAGCATTTCAGGTCTTGTCATTACCCCTAAAAATTCTGCATGATTTCCTAATTCAACATAGTCATTAGGTGATGGTGTTGCAGTACATGCTAATTTATATTCTGTATATTTAAACAGTTCTAGCATTTCCTGTGTGGTTTTTCCTGTAAAGCTTTTTATAATTGAGCTTTCATCAAGCACTACACCTATAAATTCATCAGGATTAAAATGTTGAAGCATTTCGTAGTTAGTAATGTTAATTCCGTTTTTAACATCTTGCTGTCCTCGGCATAACGTTACTTCTATTCCAAATTTTAACCCCTCTCTAATTGTTTGCTTGCTCACCGCTAATGGTGCTAATATTAAAATCTTGCCGTTTGTGTATTTACAAATTTCATCTGCCCAGGATAATTGAATTATTGTTTTTCCTAATCCTGTATCTAAAAACACTGCTGCTTTACCTTTTTTTAATGCCCATTTTACAATATCTCTCTGAAAATCAAATAAGTATTTATTGGTAGGTTCGCAATCGAATCCGGTTGGATTATTAACTCTTTTTTTACTATTTAAAAACTCTTCATATTGCATTTGTTCCCCCTAGTTAGTAGTTATTTTTAAACTTCTCCTTTAGCTCCATTAGCCTTTTTCCTGTCAATTCTTGCTCGACTTCGATTTTCTCGATTTGTTCAATAATATTGACGTTTGACATTGGCATAATGTATTGATTGCCCTCTGATGTTTTTATCAGATATGAGTTTTCGCCCATTATTATTTCTGTTACGTTTTTAAAGTTTCTTGATGTTCCTAGAGTGTTAAACCATATTTTTATATTTGCTTTGTCAAATACTGCTGTCATTTTATCCTCTCAATCTATAATTATTTTTAATATCTTTTTGCACTTCTACTAAATAATCTTTGCACATTTCATAGATTCTGCTGCCTATAGCTTCATCAAAATTCAGCAGCTCGCTCATGTCGTGCTCGCTAGATAAAATAATCGGCAATCTATTTATATATCTGTAATTTATAATCTCAAACATTATGTTCTTGTCGCTGTCCGTTGTTTTACCCTTTAACATATCGTCTATTAGCAATACTTTCGCCGTTTGGTATTTGTTTAATTGTTTCTTATAAAATTCTTCATCTAACATATTTTGTTTCAAACTTGTAATAGTTTCCCTGTAGTTGAAATAAACAACTGATACTTTCTTATTTTTTAAGATATTCAATCCGATTGCAACTGTTAAATGAGTTTTACCACTTCCAACAGCTCCAATAAATGCTATACTGTTTTGCTTATTATTTCTTATCTGCGTAAAGTTTTTATAATAGTCAGATGCAACTTTCTTCATTTGTTTTGATATTTCATTCCACTCTACAAAATTTGTAAATGTAAAACTATCGTCCTTGATTCCGCTATTATCGAATAGTTTTTCGGCTTCTGCTAATTCAAAGCAATCACATCTTTTACAGTTGTTGCCATCTATAAGCCAATATGTATCTTTACACTTTTGACATTTATATGAGGTCGCTGCAATCTCCGTTCTTTGTATCTTCTCTTTTAACCTCTGGTACAGTAAATTTAATTCTGTTTCCGTACTTTCCAACTTCTTCGCCACCTTTTTGATTCAAATATCCCTCAAATTTATTACTGAATAATGTTTCAGGTCTAAGAAACTTCTCCATCTTAGCATCGTTCAACCATTCAGCTGATTTAATATCTATTACTTTTTTAAAATCCTCTAGTGTAAATTTATCGTTTGTTCTGGCATCTATTAGCGATTTTGTTTTAGCAGAAGATGTTTTATATTTTGTATTGCATTTAAAATTAAGATAATCAATTACAAAGCTATATATCTTTATATCCTTATCTAACCTAACCTCTCCTAACCTAACCTTACCTAACCTATGCTGTCCATTGCCTGTCCATATGCTGTCCATTGCCTGTCCATCTTCATTAAGTGTAACTTTTTTAGCATCTGCTCTCTGCCTTTTTTTTATGATTTCAATATCAGGAATCACTTTTAAAAGTAAATCTTTATACATACTGTCAATTTTTCTATCTGGCCTTATTAAGTTGTGTTCGTTCCAGTCATTTATATAAGCGACTAAATCTTCATTAATAATTGTTACATATCCTTTAGACACTAACACTCTTAAATCGTCTTCTGTTGAGCCTGTCATTCTCATAATGTTATAAGCTTCGACAACTCCATCATCATCTGCTCTAACAATTAAATGAAAATATAATGCTTGAGTGCTTATAGGCATTTTTAAAAATTTTGCAGAATCTATAATCCTGCCTGCTATCATTCTTCTACTTGCCACTTACCCACGCTCCTTTCATCATTTCGAGTTCCGCTGGAGTAATTGTTGATATCTTTAATTCCTTACACTCACTCACTATTCCGTCTATCAAAATTGACATTTCCTTTGTGTCATACTCGCTTGAACCCATAAACACTTTTATATGTGTAAATGATTTTCCATTCACCATTCCATGTCCAAACTCTTCGGCATATTTTACTGACTTCATAAATATTGAAACAGCTTCATCTTGAACCGATACAACACTGCTTTGTCCGTATCTTTTCAGCATAGATAGATATACTTCATCCTTACTTGACCGCAATACATTTGCTATCTCGGTTACGAGCTTCCACGCGTACGCATTAGAATCGAGTGACCGCTTTTTCTTCTTGTTGCCTATCTTAGCTTCTTTAATTTTATCGTTACTTAAAAGCTCATTCAATGCTTCTATATCATTTTGTTGTTGTTTTGAAACTTCAAACATGACGTTGAAGTTTCCGTTGAATTCTCTTGTAATCTTGCCTTTAGTAAATGTTAATTCCATTCTAGTTGCCTATTGTATTAATCGTATTACTTCACGTATTGAATAAATTTCAGGCGATGCTAAATAGCAAATACACTCTCCGATTGCATGTAGTAAAATTAAACCAATAGTTATTGACAGTGTGATTATTATTATTTTTTTCCAATCTACTTCATCTTCGGAATTGAGCGAGAATATAGTTAAAGCAAATGTTCCAAACATTCCTAAACTTATAAAAGTAAACCAAAATGACCACGATGTAATGCTGACTATTAATTCATACTTTCCGTACATCAATATGTACTGCATTGCATTTTCTCTTATTGCATCCACACTTACACAAAATACTTCTGATAATTTGGCTAACATCGGTTCTAAGTTTGTTAATAATTGTTCCATATTTCCTCCTATAAGTAATTTTTCATAAATACTTTCACCCACAACTCGTGTGAATAATTAATTTCAAATTTTATTTGTGCATACATTTTTATGTATATATCTAATTGATTGTTGTTATGTATGCCCTTATGTCCAAGGTGACAATCCATGCACAAAGGGATTGTAAGTCCATATTTTTCAGATTGCTTTCTATTTGCTGTACCAAACATCACGTGATGTTTTTGCAAATTATTTGAGCAACCACATATAAAGCAATGTTCCCAATCTTCCGTTATAATGCTATTTTTTTTCATTTGCTTTTGCCTCATAACCTTTGCATATTTGTTCATATTCTATTTTTGTTAGCTTGTCAGGTTCCTTCTTAAATTTCTTCTTTATCTGGTCTATTATGGCTATATTTTGATATCCTGCTGATTGTCCTAAAGCAAACAATCTCTTAATCTGAGCCTCTGATAATTTAAATGTTGTCGATGCAGGCCTTGCTGTTTGATTTTCGCTTGTATCTTTTCCGTCTGGATCATCTTCATCTGTCGGCAATCCAAAATATTTAAGTAAAAAATATCTTTCTGAATATGTTAATGCACTCCCGAAGCTCTTTGAAATATCGTCTTGTTGTCCGTAGTAAGCCCAATCAACAACTTCTCTTTCTTCTGGCTTTTCTGCGTTTATCCAGGTATAAGACATTGCACCCCATACCTGGATATCAACTTTGTCAATGCCTTTTGCATTTTTATAACAAAATAATTCATGTTCTCCCAGCTCTGCGCTCGGTTGCAATATCAAGCCTAATTCGTTCATTTTATCTTTAATTTTATTTAAGATTTGATTACCACTAACATAATCGAAACCGAAAGACTTTTTATCTTTAAAAAAGCCATTTGCGACCTTCCTAACCTCGATAATTTTTTCATATAAATTCATTAAAAATCATCTCCATCCATTGTTTCTTCTGTAACTTCATTAACTATTTCTAAAAGTCTTTCAAATTCAACGTTTGTCATATTTTCGAACGATATGCTCAAGCTATCAAAATCAATATTTACTTTCATTTTATACTTAGCCTCTTTCCATAACTTAATTCAGCACCTTTAATGGTTTGTCCACTCTTTAATAAGTCTTTTATTGTAACCTTATCTAGTGTTTCAGTAGTTTTTACTACAAAATACTGTTTTGGTATTAATGTTTCGTCTGTTACTTTTAATGCTGCTGGATTATTCGCAACGCTTATGTTAAATAAGTCTGTTTTAATCTTTTCCTTGCCTGTTTCAATCATTGCTTGTTTTAATGTTTCTTTTAACTTGTCCACATTCGTTTCTAAGCCATTCTTTCTATTGTTTAAGCGTTCAATCTCTGCTTTGAGTGTATTTATATTACCGTCTTGCATTTTGATTATTCTGGCATATCCATCAGCTTTATTTTCTATACTGTCGCTTATCATTTCAATTGTGTCTTTGAGTTCTTCTTCTGTCATTTCTCCACTTTCAATTAATTCTTGTAATTTTAAGTAATTGTATTTTAATTCATATAAGTTCATCTATATTCCCTCCTTAGAGATTTCAAGCGCTAATCTTCTAATCATTTTTACATCATCTTTGATTTTTGTCCTTGATGGAACCCTCATGTTGCTAAATGGATGATTCCAATGCTTAAAATCCTTACCTTGCTCTTCTCTATCTGTTTCGCATTTTCTTTCAGCTTCTTGATACTTTTTAATATATTCTTGTTCTTCTGCTATATCAGTTACTAACATTTGTATAAAATCAATTTTATTATTCATTTATATTTCCTCCATTAAAAGTCCTTTTGGAAATTCTCTTAGCATATTTTCTTTTCCCACTATTGGTATCAAGCTGTTCTTCATGAATATGGGAATGTTAGTTTGTTTGCATCTTTCAACTATGCTGTCAATCCATTCTTTTTTAGGAATAACTTTGTCTTTGCGGTTTCCTGTTTCAGCTCCCAGTATCAACCAATCTAAGCAAGAAAAATATCCGTCACATTCGCTTATACTTATCTCTTCCAATAAAGGTTCTACAGATAAAAAAGTATTGAACCATCTTTCAGCATTAACTCTCTGTTGCATAAATGAATCTAATGCTAAAGTAAAACTATCTTTATTTGTAGCGGTTGCTCCGTACCAAAATCTTTGAAAATCATCATCAATACTTTCATATCTTTCAAAATTTTTAGTCAAGAACATATAATTATGCTGTGGAGCTTTCTTGCAAGCTTCAAATACTTCTTTTATCCATTCATCAGGTACCCAATCGCCAAATAAATCAGCCATACTACACACAAATATATTTGATGGTTTTTTTATTTTAAATGGTTCATTAAGTCTATGATGATAAAACGTTGGATAAAATCCTGCTTCAAATGGTTTTGCTTTGTAGAAATGTTCTAATGTTGGTGGAACATTATCTCTTTCAGCAATTTCCAACATATCCTTAATCATTTGTTTTGATGATGCTGGAGCAAATCTATTAGCAATTTTTCTAGCATAACAGTATTCGCAACCATGTAGGCATCCAGTTATCGGGTTCCATGTGCTATCACACCATTCAATTTTTGTTTTATTCATTGATTTCCTCCCCTAAAAATTCAATCCAGCTATCCATATCCTCAAAAATATATTCTTTTAAGTGTTTAAGTTGCTTATTACAGTCATTATCCATATCAATCCTGCTAAGATAGAGTTCTCGCAAATCTTCAATCAATCCAGCTTCTTCTTCTGATTCAACTTCATATATTCCTCTATGCTCTAAGTAAAATTCTTTGTGATTGTCAATGAATTCAAGACCTCGCCTGTCGGTATATTCTGCCCTAGCACACTTGTAACAAATATCTTTGCATATATCTTCACCAAATTTGTAACTGCCGCATATAGAGCATTTAAAAGCTTCTTCATAATCTGTCGAGCCACATGCAGGGCATACGCTCATATCCCCTAAGTTGGTTTTTATAACTTCAACTTTGTTAAAAATACATTCGCAATACATACATCTATTCATTGTTTCCTTCCTCTCTTTCTAACTTGGCTTTATCACCTATGAATAAATATTGAGTCACTATGTGTATAAAATTAAGCCCTAAAACCACTATCTCGTATTGATATTTATAAGGTGGATGATCAAATCTTTTAATTTTGTATTCCCTTGTTTTAAGCATTTCTTTAAAATCTTTATCACTGTAAATTTGAAAACTATCACTTTTATCTGCGTTCTGTGTATAACCTATAATCCCTTGTTCGCTAGCTTTTAATGTTGCAATTTTCAAGTCAAACGCTGTATCTATTATTTTTTCGATATTCATATACATTTACTCCTTTTTGTGGTACTCTTTACCTAGTATTTTTAAATCTTGCTGATTAGTTCATACCTAATTGGCTCTTTTTTGTATTCGATGGTAATTTAAGCTGTATTCTCCATCTGGAAGCGGTTGACTGGCAAAGTCCTAATTCACCAGCAATTTTAACGTCTGTCCAACCTTTCTCGTATAATCCTAAAAACTTATCCTTTTGATTCATTTTTATTTCTTTCTGTGAAGGCTTACCAATCCTACTTCTCCAGTATTGCACCGTAGATTCTGCTATTTGCAATTCTGTTGATATTTTTTTATCTGTCCACCCTTTCTCATAAAGTTCTAAAAATCTTTCTTGTTTTTGCTTATGCACAAAAGCTTTGTTCTCTTGTTTTTCATTTACCGTTATTCCATATTTGTTTAAAATTTTAACTACTTCTTTTTTAGATAAAGATGATAATTCTGATAGTAGTTTTACTCTGTCCTGACGTTCGTCTGCGTTCCTAAACATTAAGCATATTTCTTCATCTGTGTACATTGCTTCCTCCTAATCTGATTAATTCTTTATGTTCGATTTTCCATCGACAATGTGGACATACATATTTATTATCTTTTACTTTTTTACTTACACCCCACTCTTCGTCACAAATTTTACACGGTATAATTTTCATCACTTGCCTCCCGTACTCTTGTATTCCAGACATGTATTGCCTGTGTTCTTTGTTGGTATATAGTGGTTATCTGAGCTCCACAATAATTACAAATAACAGAATATCTCTTGCTAAATTCTTTTGGATAATCCGTAACTTCATAATCCTGTGCTTCACCGCCACAGAACGGACATTTCTTAAGTTTTTCAGTCATCATTTGCCTCCTATTTGCAAAGTATTAATCCAATTATTAGTAAAATCATGCTTGCTATAAATTTAAATCCTATTAAATCGTGATCGTCATTAAACCTATTAATAAACGTTTTAACTTTCTTTGTCATGGTTGTCCTCTTTTTCAATAAGTGGCAATATGCTATTTTCTTTTAATAATTGATAAATAAACAATCTGCCCTTTTGTGTCCAATAAGTATGTAGTTTACTTCCCTGACTTCCATCTGACTTGTTAAAATTTTGTGTTTTAGATGATGTATAACCTTTATCAGCGTGTTTCTGATACAATAGCCATGTTCCACTTAAGCAATATTGAATGCCTAATTCATGCAACAACTTATTCATTGCTGTTGCGCTCATTCCGTAATCTTTAGCTATAACCGATATTGACAATAGTGAGCTATTTTGCAGTATCAAATCGTAATAAGTAGCTTTCGGTTGCAATTCACATATAATTTGTTGTTGCTGCTTAGTTTCTAATTTCAAACTATTTATTGTTGTATCTGCTATTCTTAATGCTCTTGCCATTATTTTTTCAGGACTGTTAAATTCTTTTTCAATTTCTATAAAATATTGTCTAGCAGCTTTGCCTTTTTCATTTCTCTGTAACATCGCAATTTCTTTTGCCATGTCGATTGATAATTGAAAATCCGTAGATGGTCTGCCTCCTGTACTTTCTTCCATAATTGGAATAAAGTCTATTCCTTCAGCAAAACCGTATTCAATCATTCTTTTAAACCATGTTGTGTAATTACTTTCTACTTCTAAAAATTCATGCAATTCCCTTCCTAATATTGTTGGTCTTTCATTTTCAAAATTAATTCTTATTAATTCGTGCATTCTTTGTTTTCTCCTTTCGCTGTTACGTTTCGTAACTGTTTTGGCAAAATTAAATTAAACTTGTACTAATTCGCTTGTTACTTTTTCTAGTTCGTTTCGTTATGTAGCTTTTCATTTAAGATGAGTGTGTAATCGATATCCAATTCATTGCACAGTTTAGAAATTTCGTCTATTCTGAAATCCACTAAACCGTTGATTTTGTTGGAAAAAGCTGATGTTGACAAGTCTGCCATTTTTGCAGCTGTCACATAATTGATTTTCTTTTCGAAGAGTATTGATTTTAACTTTTTGAATTCCCCATATTTGCTAACTTTTTTGTCCATTTTTGTTCTCCTTTTTTCGACCTTTTTAGTTACGTTTTGTAACTTAATGACAGTATATTCCTAAATTTTCATATTGTCAATATCTTTTCGTAACTTTTTATTTTATTTTTCTTGATTAAAAGTTTCGTATTGTGGTATAATGCATTTAGGATGAAATAAGGAGGTTTTTATGAAACTTGATAATATTAAAATTAAGGAACATTTTGGAAAAAGGTTAAGAGAATTAAGGTTAGGAAGAGATTTGACACAAGAGGACGTTGGCAAAATATTAGGAACTACAAAAGCAACAGTGTCTCGATATGAAACAGGTCGACATTCACCAGGCGTTTCTGAAATATCTTTATTAGCAGATTATTTTAAAGTTAATCCGTATTGGTTAGCAGGCTTCGATAACATTAAAGATATAGATGAGCCTAACTTTAAAAAAATACCAGTAATCGGCTGCATAGCTTGTGGAACACCACTATTAGCAATTGAAAACATAATAATGTATGAATATGCAAACTATGGAGAAAATGTGGACTTTGCCTTGATTGCAAAGGGTGACAGTATGATTAATGTTAGAGTATTTGACGGAGATACAGTTTTTGTCAGACAACAATCCGATGTTGAGGATGGTGAAATTGCAGTAGTCCTTATAGACGATGAAGCAACTTTAAAAAGAGTTTATAAACTTAATGGCGATTTGCTTTTGAAAGCTGAGAACCCAACATTTATAGACATTAGAATTACAGCTAAAGATAAAAAGAATGTTCGAATTTTAGGAAAAGCAATTTATTTTAAAGCTAATCTGAGGTGAAATTATGGCTAGTATACGAAAGATAAAGGATGGAAAGTTTCAAGCGACTGTTTATATTGGTCGAGATAGCGATGGAAAGCAATTAAGGAAGTATGTTACGGCAAGCACAGAAAAAGAGTGTAAGCGCAAATCAAGAGAGCTAGAGACAGAGATAGAAGATGGCAAGTTTATCAATATAAGTAACATGAGAGTAGGCAAGTGGCTGGATGAATGGCTAGAATTAAATAGAAATGCTTTAGCTCCTTCAACTTATGTACTTTATAAAGGATATATTAAAAATCACTATAAACCTACCCTTGGCAATCTGAAGCTGTCGCAGTTGAATGAAATCCACATTAAAAAGTTTGTTAATGAGAAATTAGAAACACAAGCACAGAACACAGTTAGAAAGTTGATATTTGTACTTCGTAAGGCATTAAATGAGGGCATGAAGGACAAAAACCCAATGAAGGATGTAGAAGTGCCTAGCAAACAAAAGACACGATTTAGGTTAGTTACAGAGGCAGAATTTAATATTATCCATAAAGAGGCTAAGAAAACTATCTTTGACGAGTGTATAATCTTGTTAGCAGCTTGGGGAGGACTAAGACGAGGTGAAATCTTCGCATTGAAGCCTGACGATATTTTTATAAAAGAAAGCGTAATAAGAATTGATGAAGCAAGTTCGATTTCAGAAGATGGGTATAAGGATAAAAGGCCAAAATCTGAAAATGGTTTTAGAGATGTAACAATTCCTAAATATTTGATGGATCTAATTGTAAGATATAGAAAAGAGCAAGGTAAAATTACAGATAGATTATTTAATATGCGACCTGACCGTTATAGCCATAGATACAAAGAACTTCTAAACCGCACTACTTTGTGCGGTGAGAATATAGTTTTCCATGATTTAAGACATTATCACGCTAGTTGGTTATATAAAAATGGTATGCCCGATTTATATTCAGCTGAACGCTTGGGACACGATATTAATACCCTAAAACAAATCTATCAACACATGGACAAGAGTATTAAGCTTGAAAACGATAAAAAAATAATTGACATGATACAATGAAAAAGTTTTGTGCGTTATTTGGTCGGTATTGGTATAAAAAAAGTACTTCATCAAAATCAATGAAGTACAGTGTTGGTGCGGATGACAGGAATCGAACCTGCATGCCGTAGGCGCTAGATCCTAAGTCTAGTGATATACGTTGCGTAACTAAAATGTAAAATGTTGAAATCTGAACACATTGCAAATATATTAAAAAGTTTCGTGACGTAACCATTTTAGATAACTAAATTAGCAATATTTGCTTTAACTATGTTTTGTGCGTTATTTTGTGCGTTATTTGATTAATTTGTGCGGTAGAAATTATATAAAATAACTATCAATTACGGCAACTCTTTTAATTTTATATATCTTAGACTTTCAAAATTAATATGTAATAGGAGGTAATTTAAATGAATCTTAATTATTATCAAGACCAATTCGCCATGGTTAACGAGTACAAAAATTCTGAAATCAGAGATAAGCAGCTAGCAATTTTAATGACAAATATAGAATATGAATTCAGCGTTCCACTTTTGAATGATGAAACATACAACAAAGATAATCCAAATGTTATCAAATTATACAGAAAGGTAAGTAGTGCAAGAATTTAAGGATTGAAAATAAAAAGACCAGGAAATTAATCCTGGTTTTTCTCTTTATCATACTTCATAAATAATTCTTTTAGCATTTTTTCATACATAGCTTTATTGTTCCAATCAATACTAACATATTTTTCTAATATTTCAATGTAACTATCCATTTACTCTCCTTTACATATACGTTCTATATTTTTTGCTATTATCAACGTAGGGTTCGCTTTTCTACTTCGTTTATCAAAATACTTTCGATGTAATTGCTTAACGTCCTGTTTTCATTGTCTGCCAACTGCTGCAATTTTTCTTTAAGTTCCGTTTCAATCCTAATATACAATCTGTCCGTCTTTGCCATGTATCCTCCATTAGATTTATTTGCAACGGCTTGTAACGTCTGCCAGCGCATTAACCCCTTTCGGGGCTACTCTGCATTTGTTTAAATTCTTCGATATGCTTCTAAACTTAATTCTAAATATTTTTCTTTATCTTCTGTAGTTAATATGTCTGCTTCCCACAATGCCCTCATATAACCCTTTAAATAACTAAATTGTAGATTACTTTCATCAATACTATTTTCATTTTTTAATGCTTGTAAATTTTCTATCTCTGTTTCAATGTTTATTATAAATAATTGTTTGTTCATTTTTGTTGCCTCCGATTTATTTTTTAATTTGTTTTACCTTATGATTCATTATATACCAATGTACGTACAATGTCAAGCATTATTTATAAATATTTTTAAATTATTTTTTACAAGTAATTTTGTTGTAAAATCAATAGGTATAAACATATCAACACATATTTTACGTGGCTTAAAACGCAATCTATAGCCTCACTTTTTTAGTGCAAAAAATAAAAAAAGACTAGGCAATTAAGCCTAGTACAATTTTAGATATAGGATCACCTCCTATTTTACTATTCTGTCCAATAACGCAAATACTTCTCCACGCGTCATAAAATCATTATATCTTTCATCGTTAATTGTAATTCCCTTAGCCGCCAAACTCAATTTGTGCTTTACTGCCCAATGAGGCTCTTTTGTTATGTCTTTAAAATAATCGTCAATCGACTTAATATACTTGTCCCAATGTGGCAGAGTATATGCAGGACAGTTTTTTCCGCTCCAATGCTTATGCGGTACGACATTTTGAATAGGTATGTTATACTCTTTCATCAGGTAAGCAACAAATACTTTTGCAGTATCTTCGGATACTTCATCTTCGCCAATCTCTATACTTATACTTGTTCTGTTGCCGGGTCCGTTATATCCGTCCCCAGCATTCCAAGATACCTCGATAAACGACAATTCCTGAAATACTTTATTACCTATAATAGTTAAGTGCCAACTCTTGTAACCATTGTAACTATCAGCATAGTCTGTTAAGTTTTGAGCCGTTGCCTTGCCACTTGCTGAATTGTGTAAAGTTATGTATATAGGCTTCATAGTCAATTGCGACCTTGCTAATTTGTTAGTAGCTGGTATTATATCTTGTACAAACTTAATATCAAGGATATCAAATCCTGTTATTAATCCATTTTCTATTTTCATTACTTACTCCCTTTTTGGTTGTACCACCAACACTTGATTGATATATACACTTGCACCTGCGCATAATATACCTTGTGTTATTGCTGTAAATATCGCCATAAATATGTTTTGTGTTCCTGTAATTTCTTCTGTTGCCAATATCCAAATTACAGCTAATACAATTCCCAATACACCTAAAGTTAAAGGTATAAACTTATCTTTTATTAACAACGTGCTTTTAATTGCAATTCCTATCAAATAGAGCACAGGAACTAAAATTAATAATTCTGGTTTTACAAATTCTTTTAACATTTCAATATCCATATTTTCACCTTCCTATTTTTATTCTTCGCTAACTTCATCACGCCTTTTATAGTTTTCAAGTGTGTCAAGTCTTTTGTGCGCTTGCTTTGTAGATTCCTCAACCTTGATAATTCTATCCCTAGAATCCCTTTGCTCGTTTTTAACATTAGTCATTTCTGATTTTATTTCCGTTATTCCTGTTCCAATAGTTTCAAGCTTGATTATTACCGTTGTCATATCTGATGCATCTTTCTTACTGTCTTGTCTCTCATTTCTTTTTTGGCTTATTACACCTGAATAAATACCAAAAATAACTGATATTGCGGATATTAATAAAGCTAATTCAATTGTCACTACATCACCTTCCTTGTATTTTTTTACATAAAAAAAAGGACACTATCTCTAATGCTCTTAGTCCGCTAATTTTTTCTTTTGTTTACTAAACTAATTCTACAATTAAATTTTGATAACCATCTGCAATTAGCATTGCATCAACTTGTGGCTTTAATGATGCTAATTTTGGATTCGTAAATATTGCTTTGTAATCCAATCTTCCTTCTTCAATTCCTTGTGCTAAATATAAAGACATATTATTCATCTCCTTTTCTCCTTTTTAATAATTCATTATAATAAAATCTATTGCGCCTTGATTAATTACAGTTTGTTCTCGTATCAATTCTAGCTCTGTTTTTGGTTGAGGTTGATTTTTTTGTTCTTCCTTCCATATTATAATTTCTTGCTCTGTTGACGCTTCTGCCCATTTAGTGCCATCCCAAATAGGTTTTAAATAACCTATTATAATAGGCACTGCTATCTCATTTTCTGTTGGATTATCAGTTAAATAACTTTCACCTGTAAAGTAATTATTAGCATCTATTTTCCAAATTTGCATCATAAAATTATTCTCCCCGAAACTTGAATCTTAGTGCTTAACGCATTGCTTGGTATTATATACATATATCCGTTAGTATAAACCATAGCTATACAACCATATACATTTACATCTACATCTAATCCCACCACACTAATTGCTGTAACAACAGGAGGTATCCATGCTATTGGTAACCTTATAGCGGCAATTTTAGAGGCGGCAAAAGCTGTTCCATCTGTTTTTTTAAAACTAATTGTAAAATAATACACATTGTTAATTATATACGATTTTTGAGCAAGTATAGTATAGCCTGCTTCTGGTGTACATAACAATTCCGTTTTGGAACCTAAAGCGTTAATTAGTGTCCTATCTTCTTGCAATGCACCTTCGACATTCGTGGCGGTTATTATATTTCCTGCATCTGCAATTGTTATTGAAGTTGCTGTCGGTAAGGATATATTTGCTAAATGCATGTTCATAGTATCAAACTGTGCCTTATTCGGTAATATTATTTCTGGCATTAAATCACTTCCTCATATATAAACTTTATATCTCCATTTTCAATTTTAAAACCAAATTTGTAAGTTATTGAATTTTCAATTAATCGGTGTGGCATTGTATCTGCTAAATGTACTTTTGTTAAATAGTCGGATTGTCTATTAAAACTTTGAGTTGTACCAGTGTCATTGAAAACAGATTGAGGACTTCTATTTCTCAATCTATCCTCTGCATCTCTCTTTTGTTTTAAAACTTTGCTTAAATTCATCTAATCACCTCACGCACCATGATGATAACAAGTAATCTGCATTGTGTAACCGTTGCTGTCTTGCATCGTGCTTAAATCCGTTATCCTGTAAAGTTCTGATATTGTTGTACTACTTTCTATGACTTGTATTACATCTCCAACTTGGAGCCATGGAACGGCTATACAAGCAAAACTCACTTCTCTAACCCGTGACCGCATTAGCATTTCTGCTCTATCGGCTATTGCTTGACATTTTTCGATTGTATTTGCATCTGAAGCATCTATCTTCATTATTTTTTGAGAGAGAACCTTATAATAATCCTTAGAAACATAATCCTTTGTAGCTGTTATAACTGCATCATTTACATCTTTGCCATATACAATTATTTTTGAATATAAATCATTATCGTCAATTGTGTAGCCTAATGATATTATATCTTCGCCCTCTTTAAAAACGTAGCTTGCAACTGGATTGGCGGCGATAGTATCTTTTTTAAAATAAATTAATCCGCTTT